TAGTAACTAAATATTTGCCTTCCTGATATAGTAATATATACTAACAGAGTAATGATTATAGAACAAGATATATATGATGGATCTTTAATTCATAACCGATTTGCGTATGAATATTTTCGTAAAGATGTTTCACCTGTAGGTAATATTGTAGCGTTTCGCGCTCCGATGGAAGTTAAAGACAATCTTATTGATTTGGAGGATACTTTAACTGATGATTTTATCTCGTCAAAAGATGCAATTAATTTTTGCTGGGAGATTCCTAATATGTGTCCGTTAGGTGCGGTTTCTTTTCAACGTTTATTTAATACTGCAGTAGCGCAAATTATTTCTGAATACATTAAGCTTCCTATTACAATGAAAGGTGATGATCTTATGGTAATAGATAAGTTTACGGGCTCTGATGGTGAAGAGCGTGATCAAGGTAAGGTAAGTGTATCGATTACATATAGTAAGGATAACGTTACTCTTGGTCATACAGCACTTAATATTGATGCAGGTAAAGATGCTCCTGGTTTTGCATACTCTTCTAATTTATCAGATGAAGACGCGGAAGGTTTTATGATCAAAGTTTGCAATTATTTTAATTATGAGGTTAGAGATCAATTTGTAGCTACTACAAAAGTAATTGTATAATGACTACAGTTACAGATTACTATGGAGTTGAGCCACACTTTTGTGAATGGACCTATATTCAGGGAGTTATTAAAGAGCTTGACTTTGATAGTGATACACATCTGCATGTAGTCAGCATGACCCAAGAATGGGACTTTTGTGATAAGGTAGTACTCGATAAAAATAAGAGAAACGTTATTATTGGTCTAGCAGATGAGTTTATGACCGATAATGTTCCACAAGAATGGAAAGATAACGCTACTACATTTAAAGCATACTTACAACCAACACAAGAATGTAGTAGTGTTCATTCGTTTCCGCTTGGGTATAATAAGAAGCATCTAAAACTTATTAATAGACCAATAAAAAATAGATCTATCGATGTATTTTTTGCAGGTCATATGGCGTCAGTAAACAGGCAACGATATATGCGCCCGGTGATTGATTTTTTTCAGACTATGTCGTCTGATAAAAGACCTAAAATAGAGGTTAATATATCAAAAGGCTTCAATATGGGATTAGATGGGGATACATATTCAGAAAAACTTCACGGATCAAAAGTTGTAGTATGCCCAGCTGGTAATGTAAGTATGGAAACATTTAGACATTATGAAGCTATGAGAAGTGGTGCTGTGGTCGTATCACCAAAACTACCTGACACAAAAATTTATAAAAACGCCGCTATTTGTCAAGTGGATGACTGGGATGGAAATGTTGGTAATACTATTATGGATTTGCTTTCTGATCTAGATATGTTACAATTGATACAAGATAGGCAGCAACAGACTTATAATAATAGGTTTACAGCAAAATCAGTAGCTAAATATATTAATGAACTTCTTCCAGTTACAAAATAAACTATTCTACTCTAATAAGAGTAAGCAGCCTGAGCCCTTAGACTCAGAAGGTGAACAAGCTTTTGTACCGTTTTTGTTTAATCGCTGGCTTACTATGTATAGTAAAGATACTGTTGGTTTTGTTAATGAGACCCTTAATAAATATTGCGGTATTTTTGATACGGATAAGCAAAAAACATATATGATGTATTATAATCTAATACCACGATTAAAATTTAAACGTATTAACTATATCAAAAAGGTTAAGAAAGATAAAGAAAAGCAAGACGAGACTGATCAACTTAAGATGATTGCTAAGAATAAAAATATGTCTGTTCGTGAGCTAGAGATATATGAGAACCTGCTTGATTAATTATTAACCTAAAGTAAATATAGATATGGCACAAAGAAGTATTGACACTCTTGCACCTCAAAAGCATCTTATCGATCTTACACCCAATAGTGAAGGGGATGTAGGTCTTTCAGATGATTATGAACTTTCAATGATTTTTGACGATATCTTATTAGTTGAATATGTTGACGATAATGAAACAGGTGAAATTCAACGTAATGGTATTTTTGTACCGACTAACGCATTAACGAAAGCTTGGCGCAGGGCGAAGGTTATTCTTGCTGGGCCAAATGCAGAATATACCAAGCCAGGTGATATTGTAATTTTCCCTAACAATCTCGGTGTTACTGTTGCTAATATTGATGTAAATGGTTCTACAATTAAAAGAGGTATTTTTCTAAATGAAGACAGGCTATTCGGTATTTGTAAGGTAAAGGATGATAATTCAAAGAGTAGCTCTTGATTCACTACTACTTAAAAATGTATGTGAAGTAAGATTTGCACGGCGACGACCTCAAGCAGGTGATAGCCCTGCAAGGCGTATGTTATGCACTAAGTCTTATGAACTTTTAAATTCTGTTAACGGACGGGTCACTTTAAACTACGCTCCTCCGAGTGGCCCAAAAAAGATCAACGAAGCAGCAGAAAATGTCTTAGTAGTGTGGGATATTTTGATGCAAGATTATAGAACTATTAACATGAACTCTTGCGATTTAATTCAACAAATCCCAGATAAAGATTTTTGGGAATATTTTAACGAGAACATTTATCCAATGTCACCTGAGCAAAAATTTAACTTTATGAATTCATGAATGTATCCCTTGAAAATTTTTCCAATCATTTAAAGCCATACCTCTTACAAGACGTCGCCATATGCACTGATCGTAAAATTATTAGAAAAGGTAAGTTAAGAATCTTTCAAATAAAACAACATTATGCTAGATTAACTTTAGAGGATGAAGTAAGGACACGTTTGTATGAAATTCCGTATCCGTTTGAAATAACTACGAGAGGTTCGAAAACTATTCTTTGCTACAAACTTAGTAAATTACTTAATTTTGGAGATTTAGATTTACAGGTTAAGTTTTTAGATTCATCAAAGAAGTCTAAAATATACAATGAAAATTTGTATATAATGCCGCTACATGAAGTTGATTTATAGGGTTGATAGACTATAATGATATAGGTGATTAATAACTTATTGCAACACTTTCCAAAGGGGTACGATCCAAACTCGTCTCAAGTTAAACTCCTTAAAAGTATTGATGAAGCTTTCGAGACAGGTAGTAAATTTGTAGTATGTAATGCACCTACAGGTAGTGGTAAGAGTTTTATATCAAAAACATTAGGTAATGTTGCAGAAGAGAGTCCTGATGAATTTCGTCAGCTAGTTACTTCATATGCTGCTTATAAACGTACCCAAAGTGGGTATACATATCAAGATGAGTGTGATGAGATGCCATCGTTTGGTTGTACAGCTTTAACTATTACTAAAGCATTACAAGATCAGTATAAGGAGTTATTTAAAGATACTGCTGTAGTTAAGGGTAAGTCAAACTATCAATGCGCAATAGATGAGCGATATCCTGTTGACGTAGCGCCATGCTTACATTCCGCTAATTTAAAAGCTGATTGCTGGGCAAAAAATAAGTGTACATATTATGAAGCTAGGAATAAAGCTTTGGTATCACAGTTTAATACTTTAAACTATAATATGTTTTTTGCTTTACCCAATCACCTTAAGAAAAGACAGTTCTTGATTTGCGACGAGGCTTCAGAATTAGAGGATCAATTAGTTAAAGAATTTACTTGTAAGATTGACTACAAGTTTCTTGCGAGAATGGATGTTGATATTAGACCATTGACAACACGTATGTCGGCAGTTAAGTGGTTGACAGAGTTACAAATTGATCTTACTGATAAAATAGATGAGATTAAAGATATTCTCGCTGTTAAGAAAACAAATAATAAAAAGGCTATTTTAGATCTTACGACTAATATGCAACGTATAATGAACTTGCAAAGTAAGGTCGGGTTAGTTACCGATTCGTGGCAAGAGTCTGAGTACGTGTATGAAAAGGATGCTACAGGAATTACATTTATGCCTCTAAAGGTTAATAAGTTAGCATATAGATTATTTGATTATGCTGATAAAGTAATCCTAATGTCGGCTACAATTATTGATCCAGATAATTTTTGCAAGTCATTAGGAATTGAAGACTATAAATATGTTGAAGCTGAATCAGCGTTTGACCCTAAGAAGGCTCCTATTGTTTGTAATCCAAAGTATAAGTTAAACTACCACACAATGGATAAGTACCTCCCTCGTATTATTAAGCAGGTAGCAGAAATATGTAATCATCATGTAAACGATAAAGGTATTATTCATTCTCAAAATAATAGTATTACAGCTAAATTAGGTACTATGTTATATGGAGATAGATTTTTATATCGCGAGCCTGGTATTAAGAATGAAGATATTCTAGATAAACATATGGCTAGTGTAGATCCAACTGTGCTTGTATCTCCGTCTATGTCATATGGTGTTGATTTAAAAGGAGATTTAGCGAAGTTTCAAATAATTATTAAAGCTCCCTTTTTACCTACTAAGGATGTTAGAATTGAGCGAATGATGAAAAATGATTTTGATTGGTATCAAAATAAAATGTTATGCTCGTTGATTCAATCATGTGGAAGAGGTGTTAGATCTAAAAAGGATACATGCATTACATATATACTAGATGGTACTATTGTGGATAGTATTTTACGGTCTAAACATAAGTTACCAAAATACTTCCTCGAAAGATTCGTTTAAGCATTAAATATATACAATGGTTAATTACACCTACAACTTTGAAGTTAAGGACCTCTTAACGCAGTTTGTAGCAGCTTTTGATGACACGGTTATTAAGCGCTACGACAAAAATAATAGTGCGCGGCAGGAAATTGGTGTTAGATATGTGTTCGCTCCTAAGCAGCGAATAATGCATGATATAGTTAACAAAGCTAAGAATATAGAGCTTCCAGTTGTTGCTATTAATTTAGCTAGCGTATCATATGATACAGAAAGAGTGTTTAATAAGCTTGATAATTTTGAAAATTATGCTAACGCTAATTCCGCTTCAGCTATTAGAACACCTACACCAGTAAACTTAACTGTTAACATGTCTATACTTTGCAGATATATGCAAGATATGGATCAAATTATTTCCAACTTTGTACCATACACAGACCCGTATATAATTTTAACATGGAAAGAGCCAGTATCAGATAATGTTAATAATTCTATAGAAATTAGATCTGAAGTTTTATGGGATAAAACTATTAATTTAAATACTCCTACCGAAACAACATATAGTGATAAATTTAGAATTATTGCAGACACATCATTTACTATTAAGGGTTGGTTGTTTAGATCGAAAAATGAAAGATCTTCTCCAATCTACTTTATTGAAAATAATTTTGTAAACGTAAGGCCAGACTTTAACTTTAATCAAGGTCTATCGTCTCTAGAGTATGAGTCGTTCTATGACTCATTAACATCAGTTGCAGATATAGAAACAATTTCCTTATCAGGTATACCGGATATTACAAATGTATTCTTTAATACATCCGGTTCACTATTACCAATTGATAATCCTATCACGATTAAGAGGAATTTATCATCTGGAGGAAGAAGTTATACCTTTTATGGTGGTAACTATGATAGAACGGAGTTTATAATGCTCAGTTCAAACAGCGCTATTACAACAGGTTTCACTGCAGTAAATACAACTTATACAGGTGAAGTAAGCGGTTACATTTTACCAAATAGTCAGTGGAATGTCCTCAACAATCAAATCCTTAACATTATGATACCAGCTCTTACTGCTTCTGGTAAATTTGATGTTATTATTAAAAACCAAGCAGGGTGGAAGACTTCAGCAGAAATAGATGGCTTCCACTTCACCGCAGAATAAATAACTAAAGATGGCTGATACTTCTCCAACAAATGACGGTAGAGCTGCTACTTTTGGCAGAAATCTAGTGAGTTATATCTCAAATAGATTACCGTACGCAAGTCAACAAGACGATCAACTCAATACGAAGTATAAGTACTTTGCAAAACATGGTACACAGAGGGCGGAAGCGTTAGCGAAAGCATCTGTTACATCTTCTAACCCGTATAATAATATACCTATCGGTGATTTTGGTAAAGATGGTTCTTTTCAGGATGTAATGTATGCATCTCTAGATGCTAATAAAGGTGGTCGGCTACGTGACTATCGTATTATGGCTGCTTATTCTGAAGTATCAGATGCTTTGGATGAAATTTGCGACGAGTGTGTTAATGTCGATGAAAATGGACGTGCAGCTAAAATTCATTATGAAAATATTGACCTATCGGTAGATGATAAAAAGGGATTAGATGAAGAGTTTGATAAGTATATTGATTTTTTCGAACTTAGATCAAAAGGTTGGCAGTATTTTCGTCAGTTGTTAGTTGAAGGAGAAGTCTTTTTTGAACTTATTTTACATGAAGATTATACTCATGAAGGTGTTTTAGGGTTAATGAATATTCCTGCGGAAATTGTCGATCCTGTTTATAACAATATTCAAAATATGCTTGTTAAAGGCTATATTTACAAAAAACCAATTTTTAGTACCACCCAGCCTGAAAAAATAGAGAAGACTGAAATGATTCCAATGGAGCAAAATCAGTTAATTTATGCAAATTCAGGCGTATATAACGATACAAAGGATTTTGTAGTACCGTTTTTAGAGAATGCACGTCGACCATATCGTCAGTTATCGTTAATTGAAGATGCAATTGTCATTTACAGACTGGTAAGAGCTCCAGAACGTTTAGTATTTAACGTCGATGTTGGTAATATGGCCCCACCTAAAGCAGAAGCGTATCTACGTAAGCTTATTCAGAATTATTGGTCGAAAAAGACATTCGACAACGATCAGAGTAGTGTAGTTAATAAATTTAATCCACAATCAATGCTTGATGCGTTCTGGTTTGCTAAGCGTCAAGGTTCAGATGGTACTCAAGTTCAACAGCTCCCAGGAGGTGCTAACCTCGGTGAGTTGGCCGACTTAATGTACTTTATTAAGAAGTTATATAGATCACTTAAAGTACCTGCCACACGTATCGATCCAGAAGATCGTACAGTTGATCCATCAAGTATCTTACGTGAAGAACTTAAGTTTGCAAAGTTTATTATTAGACAGCAGCAGCATTTAGCGACTGCAGTTAAAAGAGGCTTTATTACACATCTCAAATTAAAGGGGTTATGGAATGAGTTAGAGTTAGGTGAAACTAATCTTGAGGTTATCTTCAACCCACCAACTAACTATTTTGAAATGCGTGAGTCTCAGAAGTTAGAGCTTAAAGCTGGTAACTTTAATACACTTGCAAGTAATGAATTTATATCTGTTACTTATGCGCAGAAAAAGTATCTTGGTTGGAAGGATCGTGATATTCTTGCTAATAGGGAGTTCCTTCGTAAGGATGCTGAAATGCAATGGGAGCTATCTCAGATTCAAGCTGCAGGACCAATGTGGAAGGAGCAGCTAGCTGCCACTGCTGGAGCTGAAGCAGAAATTGGCGGTGAAGGCGGTGGTGTTGCTGCTGGTGGTGGTGATGAAGGTGGTATTCCTGAGTTTGGTGGGGGTGGCGCAGCAGATACAGGAGAAGCTGATGCAGGTGCAGAAGAATTTGATGCCGCAGCTGACCTGGGACCGGACGCAGGAGCTGATATCTAAACGCAAAAAAAAGCCGCTCCAATTGGAGCGGCCTTGTTTAGTTGATATTTATTATAGGCTATCGTCCCAAACCAATATAAGGTTAGAGCCACGATTTTCTAAAATTTGAGTGAGTACAGCACCACTGGTAGGTACTACAGTGGTATTAATAAAATCTGCAAGATAAGCTTCAGTGTAACGACCATCTGGTTGCCCACTTGTTGCTGGAACTATAGTTACTTGGTAAGCCATATCAATATTTAATACTAAGTATCCTATATACCATAACTTTTAGGTACCTTTTTTGAGATAGTGGATTAAATAATTGTATGGCATCTGCATGTGAAATAACACCACTCTCAGCTTTCCTGTCAACTAATCTTAATAATAAAATTGAAACGTATACCAGATTAGGTGATAGAATTAAAAGAGCTTTAGGCTATCCTGTTATATCTTTAGAGATACACTCTGACCAGCTTAATGAAAATATTCAAATTGCAGTTGAATATTATACTCGTTTTGCTGGCTATACACGGGAATANATGATTTTCGATTCTAACTTATATGAAACAAACAAAGGTATACGATTAGATCTTCTCTATACCCTCGCAAATACGGACTTAGATACAACAGCTAAGAAAATTGCAGGTACTAATCCACTCGGTCCAAGTTCAGAGTTTTATGGTGAGACGGCTGATATTGTTTATACGGCTAAATCAGATATACTGTCGACAGTGTTTACGAGCTCATCTGCTTTATCGGCTGACTTTGCTAATGGTGTTAATGAGGGTGAATTATTTGATCACACTCTGGTTAACACATTAACGACCTTTAATGAAACCTTATCGGGTACTTTTGCTCCTGGTAAAAGGCGTACATTATCACGTGCTGGTTCTGATAGTGGTATGACAACATATCAAAATGTATATGATTATGATGTAATGGACTACAGAAAGGTTATATCTGTTACAGATTTTGAAGAAGGTTCAAATACTGGTATTAATACATTATTTACGCTAGAGCAGACTATGGCACAACAAACGTACTTCTCTTATGCCATGGGTAATTATGGGTTTGATTTAGTATCTTGGTATACTCTTAAAGAGTTTATTGATACTCGTGAAAAAATGCTAGCTCTTAAACGTGATCTCGTATTCGATGAGCGTTCTCAATATCTAAAAATTTATCCGCAACCAAAGCATGAGCGTTTTTACGGTGTAGTTTCAACTTATTTGGAACGTTCAATACGTGATGTAATTAAAGAGCAGTGGGTGTATGAGTATGCATTAGCCCTATCAATGGTTACTATCGGTCGAGTAAGGGGCAAGTTTGGTCAGGTTAGTTTACTTGGGGGAGGTGCTCTCAACTATGACTTATTACAAGAAGGTCAGCAACGTAAGGCCGAGCTTGAAGAAGAGCTTATGACAGGAGCAACATCTGGATTTGGTAGTAATGATCCTGTTGGATTTATTGTTGGTTAA